GAGAACAAAGCTGTTGCTGGGTTCAAATCCCTTGAGGATTTTTAGGCGGTCCACTCAGCTTTCCGGTTGAAGATGCCCCATATCCTATTTTAGGCATCCCGGAAATCAGGGTAGCTGAGAAGCGGGCCAGCAGAGTCATGAAAAGTAAGCGAGTCGTAGGTTTACCTGCTGTTAGTGCGGGTCTAAAGGTTTGCGTCCATCAAACCTCCCTACATAATATGATAGTTAGCCTCGAACGCAGGGTGTTCCGTGTAAAGAACGCTGCGGGAGAGTTAGTAGTGCCTCCCAAACCAATCCAAAATGCATTTGACTCCATTTCCTACTTTCGCGAAGAGTGGTTGAGGAAATTGTCTCATAAGGGTCAAGTGCTCAAATCCTCCATAGATGACGTCGTTGCTTGCTATTCTTCTGAAAAGAGGAAATTGTATCAAAAAGCGGCTGATTCTTTGGAGAAGAAACCTGTTCAATGGAGAGATTCCAAGGTGCAAGCGTTCATCAAGGTAGAAAAACTTGAATGTGACACCAAGGATCCCGTGCCCCGCACGATTCAACCTCGATCCAAGAGATATAATCTTTGCATAGGACAATATCTCAGGTTAAACGAGAAGAAGATGTTGGATTCCATAGACGATGTCTTCAAAGAGAAGACCGTCTTGTCAGGTTTGGACAACAGGGCTCAAGGGAGAGCCATCGCCCACAAGTGGCGCAAGTACCAGAACCCCATAGGGATCGGGCTAGATGCGAGTAGATTCGATCAGCATTGTAGCGTGGATGCCCTCAAATTCGAACACACCTTTTATAAAGCGTGTTTTCCTGGGGATCAACAGTTGGAACAACTATTGAAATGGCAATTATCCAACACTGGATCGGCCTTACTACCAACTGGAGAACTGGTTAGATATCGTACCAAAGGGTGTCGCATGAGCGGCGATATAAACACAGGCCTTGGGAACAAGATTCTCATGTGCAGCATGGTACACGCATTCTTGAAAGAGACGGGAGTGCGGGCTTCGTTAGCCAATAATGGTGACGATTGTGTCCTTTTCTGTGAGAAGGGAGATTATGATGAGATAAACCGCAATCTTGAGCAATGGTTCCTGTGCAGGGGTTTCGAAATGACCGTCGAAAAACCTGTCGATGTACTCGAGAAGGTGGCATTCTGTCGTAGTCAACCAGTTTGCATTGCCACGCAATGGGCTATGGTAAGGCAATTGGGAAGTTTGTCTAGAGACTGCTTTTCAACACAGGATTGGTTAAACCCAAAGACATTCAAAGATGCAATGAACGCGCTAGGGCAATGCAACGGAATCATCAATGATGGAGTTCCAATACATATGGCTCAGGCGAAATTGATGCATAGAATCGGTGGAAGCCGGAAGTTCAATCTAGATGCACTCCACAAGCAAATGGAGTACAGTTGGAGAGATCGTCTCGGTAAAAGAACGAATCTTTTGTGGAGTGAGGTAGAGGATGCTACGAGATTGTCATACTTTAAAGCATTCGGTATAGAACCTTACATTCAGAAAATAGTGGAGGAGTACTTCTCGCAAGTGGAAATCACTTGTGAGGGGCGATTAACAAACGTATTACCTGCACACTATTCTAGAATCCACAAAGATTTAATCAAATCCCGATAGAATGTCTTCGAAAGCTCCCAAGAAATCCAAATCACGGTCCCAGCCCAGGAACCGGATCCCAAACACCAGTATCAAAACTGTAGCCATCCCATTTGCCAAGACGCAAATTATCAAGACCGTAAACCCTCCGCAAAGGCCAGCTAAAGCTTTAATGCACACTCAGCTGGTACTAAGTGTTGTTGGAACGGCTCAACTGCGTGTGAACAACGGCAAGTCCATTCAGAGGTTCAGGTTGAACCCAAGTAACCCAGCTTTATTCCCCACCATAGCCTATGAAGCCGCAAATTATGACATGTATCGTCTGAAGAAGATGACACTCCGTTATGTCCCGATCGTGACCGTGCAAAATTCCGGACGCGTATCAATGGTTTGGGATCCCGACTCTCAAGATTCGGCTCCCCAATCACGACAGGAGATATCTGCCTATTCTCGATCTGTCTCGACTGCCGTGTACGAGAAATGCTCGTTGACGATTCCGGCTGATAATCAATGGCGATTCATAGCTGACAACACAACCGTTGATAGAAAACTGGTCGACCTTGGCCAGTTGTTGTTTGTCACCCATTCCGGGAGTGAGGGAATAGAGATTGGTGATGTGTTCCTCGAGTGTGAAGTAGAATTCAAAGGACCCCAACCCACCGCAACAGTCATCCAGAAGGGTGTAGCTGACGTTGGCGGGGCACTCTCTTCAGAAGGACCGTCTTACTTAATGTCCACGGACTTAGTCGTCACCTCGTCAGGTTTCGGTATGAACTTAGATGTAGCAGGGACCTATCTGCTAACATTAGTGGTTGCAGCAACTACTAGTGGAAACATCACAGTAGCCGGTAATTCGACACTAGTGGGTGAGGCAAGGGCAGCGTACAGCAGTGGTAACTACATTGCCACCCTGGTATTTACTAGTACCGGCGTCTTGTCGGCGACACCTAGTATACAGTTTACAGGATCCTCCGGAGTTACACGGTTTCAATTGAACCTTGCCAGATGTAAACCGGCGAATACCTACGTTACTGGTTAGTTGGTTAATTGGTTAGCGCAGCCTCCATCCGAGTTGCAAGAGAGGAAGACGCAGTCTCGCCG